TGGAGGGGCAATCCGATTGGTGACGGAACCTGTCTTGAAAACAGTTGAGGTGTTAAAGCCCTTGGGGGTTCGACTCCCCCTCCCTCCGTTCTAAATAAAAGTAAACCCTTACGAAATGGCATTTAACAAGCCACTATCTTCAGTCGCAGATGTCAATAGTGCTAACGTAAGCACATCCACCTGTGCCAGTTGGACTAAAAGAAAGGCATTGCTGATAGCAACTATTGAAGTTCTGGATGCTGTTAAGTCAGATCTCCCAGCACAGTTTCAAAGAGGAACTGCATACTTTACTTTGTCGGAACCTGACGGTCAAGTAAAAGTCAATCCATTTTTGGGGTCTGGATTGAGTTCTGACTTTATTTTTGCCGACGAACTTCGCACATCCGACATGGATGAATGGAAGGCAGGCATTGAGAGAATGCTGGAGTCTCAGGGAAAGTGGGATTCTTCTTGGAAGCAAGGAAGATCTAAAGGAATTGGTGTATTTAAACAATTTGGTAGAGGTTCCGCAGGAAGATCTGAGCAGAGTTATGGTGCTGCTATTCAGACAGCAATCGTTGAGAATCTTCAGTGTGTTGCATGTGCTGCAAGACAAGAAATCGGACACAACATTTCTTATGAAGAACTTGCTGAAGTAGTTAATCAAACTCATCCAAAGTTTCAGCAGATTAAAAACCATTGTCGTGTTGCTATCGGTGGTGGAGATCTTTGGGCAGACGAGACGAGATTTAAATCATTTAGACACTTCTATGAAAATTCAGATGCTGGTCCTGAATGGTTAGAATCTTCTGCAAAGATTGCTAATGCTGCTTATAGTGATCTCAGTCGTGGCAAATATAATTTCTATCGTCAAGATCAATATCCTCGATACAAAGGATACTATAACGAATTGAAATCTGGACTTGCACAAAGTAGTAAGTTGACAGGAAGAAAACAATTTTCAAGCACAACTACTAATGTCTTACAGAGATTGAATAAAACTCTTGGTATATCTGAAGACAAGTGGAATCCATCTGACATTATTGCAGTTAAAACTTCATTCGAGAGTCAGAAAGATTACCGTCCACCTGATGCAGCAAAGTCATTGGGTCAAGATAGACAGAATAGAGAGACTATCAAATACTATAATGATCTGGCACAGTTGTATGAATACAATAAATGGATTCATGATCAGTTTGAAAATGGAAATGTCATTGGCATCTCTCTAAAGAAAGCAGATTCTACAGTAAAGCGTGAAGTTGTCTCAAGTCCAGACATTGGAACTATTGCATCGTATTCTGATGTAGAAGTAAAAGTTACTAAAGTAGATTATCTTGAGAGTAATGCAAAGTGTCTAATTTATTTTGACGTTACTGGATTTCCAAAAACTTATAATTTAGATGCCAGAGGATTTGAAGAGTCTGGTAGAGTTGCTGATATTCAAATTCAGTTAATGAAAACAAGAGTCGGTTCAACAGCAGCACATGGCAAGGTGACACTACCAGCAACTGAAGTGATTGCCAAGTATTCTAATGCAAGACAACACTTCACTACTCTTGGTAGAATGCGTAAACAAATTTTTGGTGAGAATCCTAAGAACGGTTTCATGCCTTACTCTTGGATTCAAACTAAGATGAGAACCCAAGCAGACATTGACAATGTGGCAGATGCCATGGCAGACTACATCAACAGACTGTCCAACGGAGCCCACAGTGTTTCTCATATTGCAACTTATCTCAAGGACACCCCGAGGGTCTCTGCGTTTGATAAAATGAAGTATGTCAAGAACAAGATCCAGTCCTATGAGATCGGTTACATGCTCGACAGTGCCTCAGGTCACATCTCCGAGCAAGTGCAGCAAAACATCCTGAAGTCTATGTATTTCTATGCAGGATCGAAAGCATTCATGGTATTCAACAACCAGAAAGCAATCGTGTTCATGCAGTCAAGCAGCTATCTCAAGTTTGGAGGTTGATCAATGGCAAAGAATTTACACCTTGAGCACATCGAAGACCTCATGCTAATGTATGGGGAAGAAGGAGTCCAAGAATCTTTTGCCTATATTGATGATCTTGTAAAAACTTTTTCTGGAGACCCAAAGAATAGTAGAAAGTTTTCTACTAAATGGGATGGAGCACCTGCTATTTTTTGTGGTCCAGATCCTAAAGATGGTAAGTTCTTTGTAGCAAAGAAAGGAATCTTCAATAAAAATCCACAGTTGTTTAAGTCTGTAGATCAAATCAAGAATGATAAAATTGCTGAGGGGTTGAAGAAAGTATTCACATATGTTTTCACATACATCAAACCACTGTATGATAGTGGTAAACTAAAAGATGTTGTACAAGGAGACTTTTTGTTTCATGAAGGAACGCGAAAGATGGTGCGTGATGTGCATAAAGAAAATTGCATCATCTTCAAACCTCAATTAATTTCTTATTGTATTCCAGATCATGATGATCTATATGATCATGCTAAAAATTGTAAGGTTTGTGTAGTCATTCACGCAAAGTATCCAGTCCAAGGTGCTAAGTCTGTTCAAGATTTGTCTGTTAACTTTGGATTTGATGCATCAGAGCATTCAACAAAAGATTGCTTGATCCTTTCCCCATTTACTTCTGAGTTAGGAAAGTCTACTGTTATCACCAGTCAAGAAAAAACTAAACTTGTTCACTGGAAGACAACTGCTGCGAGAACTTTGCCACGTTGCCGTAACTTTTTGAATGATATTGCACAGTCACATGATGATAGTTGGGGTGTTGCATATCTAATCAAGCAATACTTTAATGCCAGAGTTAGAGAAGGGCAAAAAGTTTCCAGTGCTGAAAGATTTTATAATGATTTTGTTAATTACTGGGAAACAAAATATCGTAAAGAGATCGCTAAGAAAGCATCGCCTAAAGCAAAAGCAAAGTGGCGTAAGCAAATGTTCGATGGTATAGCATATCTTAGAAAAAATAAGGCACCATTCATTCAAATGGTAGTCCTATATAATACAATCCAGAACATCAAGAACATCTTTGTTCCTAAACTCGAAGCAGGTGAGAGATTCCGAACCTACTATTACGATGAGAAGACTGGAACATATGAAGTTGGCAACCAAGAAGGTTATGTTGCTATCAGAGAATCAAATAACGCTGTGAAACTTGTTCAACGTTTGGGAGGATTCAGTCAAAGAAACTTCAACGAGATGAAGGCTTGGTCTAAGAAATGAAAAGAGTAGTCGTCACCTGGGGTAGATTCAATCCCCCAACAATCGGTCATCAAAAACTAATTGAAAAGGTTGCATCTGTTGCTGGCAGGGACGACTACTTTATTTTTCCTACACATACCCATAAGAAACCAAAAGATCCTCTGCCATCAGATAGGAAAGCAGAGTATATGAGAATGATGTTTCCTGCTCATGCAAAACGTATCATTCACAATAGAGCATTAAATATCATTCCTAAAATGCTTATACACATACAAGACTTGGGATATGATGAGATAGTATGGGTTGCTGGATCGGATAGAGTTTCTGATTATCAGAAGAAGTGGGCAGAGCAATACAATGGAGTTGATTATTACTTTCCAAAGTTTGAGGTAGTTAGTGCTGGTCAAAGAGATCCAGATGCAGAAGGTGCGTCTGGTATGTCTGCCAGTAAAATGAGAGCAGCAGCAGAAGCAAAGAACATTAAAGATTTTTATTCTGGTATACCAGATACATTGAGCAAAGAACAGAAGTTAGAATTAATGAAAGAAGTTCGTAAAGGTATGGGATTGTGAGAGATTTTAAAAAACTTAGAGAGCAAGCACTGCGGCAACAGCAGAGACAAGAAGACTTCTTCCAGGAAGGAGATATTGTCATGTCCGCATTGACTGGTGAGAAGGGCACGATCAAGCGTGTTGGTGGTAACTATGCTATTGTTATCAGTGAGTCTGGGGAGATGTTCCGCTCTTGGATTAAAGACATCAGACATGTCAATATCACAGAATCTATAAATAAAGAGAGGAAACGAAGTATTTTCACTAATGGAACGTCAGAAGCCAACGACAACGCTTAAGCATAATGATGAGTTTTCAAAAGCTCTTATGGAATCCTATACACGCTGGATGGGTGGAGAAGGTTTTCAAGGTTCGCAGATTCAGGAAGTAGTTGCTCCTCCTAAGAAGGAACTTGCTACACCTGAGCGTGCTGGTGGTGCTGATGCTTCCACATCAATCCCCGATCTACAAAAGAAAGGCGGTGAAGATAATTTTGCTACTAAAGACCCTAAAGAAAACGCTGGTGCTCCTGACCCCGCCACTGATCTACGTGTTGGTGCTGGTGTCAAACAATCACATGGAGCAGAAATTAGAGACACCACGAAGGTGGTTGCGAAAGAGTCGTGTGACACCTGCTCTTACTGCGGAGGGAAGGGGTGCTCCCGCTGTGAGAAGGAAGATAAGAAAGACATGAAGAAAGAAGAGGTGGTTCATGAAGAACTAATCGGCACGACTTATGAGTTCGAACTCGATGGTGTCACCTACATGATGGAGAAGAAAAAAGGACTTGACGGCAAAGCTTGCTGGAAAGGTTACAAGCAGATGGGCACCAAGATGAAGGGTGGTAAGCGTGTTGACAATTGTGTCAAGGCAGGTTACGAACCCACTGGTGAAGAGATCACTGAGAAGAAACTTGATCCTGTTAATCACAAGGAACTTAAAGGTGATCATGCTGACAGAAAAGATAAGGACATTGATAACGATGGTGACGTAGATAAGTCTGACAAGTATCTACATGCTCGTCGTAAGAAAGTTTCCAAGATCATCGGTACTAAGAAGAAGATGAAGGAGGAAGCCGAAAAAAAGTAAAGAAGCCAGTGGTTGAGGTGATGCCTGAACTGGATGATGGCGAACCAGATCCTAATTTTCCTAAACCAACAAAGTCTGGCAAAAAGAAACTCAAAGAAGTTGCTCCTCCTGGCAAAAAGTATGAGCGTATGGTGAAGCACATTAAGAAGAACTATCCTAAAGAGAAGGAAGGTATTGCATACGCTACTGCGTGGAAGCATAGAAACAAGAATAAATAATTCTTGCACTACGCGCTAAGATTATGTTAGCATTTTTACTCCCATTAGCCTCGAAGGTAATTTCCGATGCAGTTGCCAAGATTCCAGAAAACGAAGAACTCGGTGAAAAGCTGGTTGAGATCTGTCTTGTTATCTTGGGTAAAGCGGTTAAGCTGACCAAGACTGATATGGATGATCAACTACTTGAAGTGGTTACTAAAGCAATCCGAGCAAGAGAAGCAGAATAATCTTGGGGGACTACGGTCCCCTTTTTTTATAAATAATCGTAGAATAAATTGTAGACTCTGGAGAGCATATCCATGTCCCTGTATAGCCGCGATGAAACAGACGCACAAAGTTTGAAACTTCTTAATACTACAGAGAAGAACTCTGTAGATAAGTATGATCACGATAACACCCTGATCGTTGATGGCGATAGCACTGTTTCTGGTGCTCAGGGTTATTC